TAGATGAAGAGAAAGAAGACATCGATGAGATGACTAAGAAAGAAAAAGCTGAAGGTGATGATCGTAAAGATGACAAAATCGAAAAAGAAACAGAGGACATGAGAGAATCTGAAAACATTGACGAAGAAATCAATCTAGACGAAATTTTAGCAGAAATCGAAGGTGAACTAAACGAAGACGAGAAAACAAAAGCCGAAGAAGAAGGCTATCTCGATGGTATGAAAGATGAAAAGGAAGACATGGAAGATAAAGAAGATGATTCTGAAGAAGAAGAAATCGACTTAGAAGACATGACTGACGAAGATCTTAAAGGGTTCATTGAAGATGTAATCGCAGATATGGTTGGCTCTGGAGAGCTAGAAGCAGGCGAGAATTTCGAAGAAGAAGACACTGAAGAAGAAGTAGGTGTTGAAGTTGTAGATTCTGAAGAAGAAGAAGTAGAAATTACTGAATCAGAAGAAAAAGTAGATGAAGTTAACACAACAGGAGTTCCAGCTAGTTATAAAGCAGGTAACCCATACGATACAGGTGAAAAATCTGTTTCAGCAGAAGTTGCAAAAGCTCTATCTAAAGCAGGTGTAAACGTTAAAGCTTTAGGTACAAAAGGACTTGAAGCAATTGTTAAAATGTTTGACTTCTCAGAACCCGCAAACCCAATGCAGAAAAAGCTAAGGGATGGTGGTAAAGGATTAGCTTATCAATCTTCTAAAATGAAAACTAAAGGTGGAAATATATTCACCCGAGAAGGAATAGAAGAAGAGCTTAAAGAAGCACATTCTACAATCGAAACTTTACGTTCAGAATTAAATGAAGTTAACTTGTTAAACGCTAAATTGTTATACACTAATAAAATCTTTAAAGCAAAAAGCTTAACAGAAAGCGAAAAGGTAAAAGTATTAGGTGCATTTGATAAAGCCGCAACAATAAAAGAGACAAAATTAGTATTTGAAACATTAAACGAAGGTTTAAAAACAAAGAAAAATACTATTAGAGAATCTTTAGGTTCTGCTTCAAAAGCAACAGGTAACTTTAAAAGTAATAAAAAACCAATTATTAAAACTGATCCTATGGTGGAAAGGTTCCAAAAATTGGCAGGTTTAAAATAAATTAATAATTAAAAAATAAAACTAAAATGTCACAATTAAATTCACTTTTAGAAAGCTCTGCTTCCAACTGGAAGAACATGCAGAGTGATGCTGCTAGATTAGCAGACAAGTGGGAAAAAACAGGACTATTAGAAGGATTTGATAGCGAAGTTCACAAGAACAATATGTCAATGATTCTTGAAAACCAAGCTAAGCAATTAGTTGTTGAGCAATCTCAAACTGACCAAGGCGGTTTTGCTGCTAACGGTGGTGCAGGTGCTCAGTGGGCAGGTGTTGCTCTTCCATTGGTAAGAAAAGTATTCGGACAGATTGCATCTAAAGAATTCGTTTCTGTTCAACCAATGAACTTACCTTCAGGCCTAGTATTTTTCCTAGATTTCCAATATGGACAAGACAAAGAACTTGACTTTGGTCCTGCAGGAGACGTATATTCAAGCCCAGCTTCTATGTATGGTAATACTAACCCAGGTGCTGGTGTAGACCCATCTGATGGTTTATACGGTGCTGGTAGATTCGGGTATTCTATTAACCAATTCTCAGCTTCATGTGATTCTGTAGATTCAGGTTCAATTACTTGGGCTATGGTAGATTATGATGCAGATTTATCTGCTTCTTTAGGTGATTACTCTTACATCACTATTTCAGGTTCTCAATTAACAAGACCTGACATGAAAGGTGTTAGAGCATTCGTAGCTACTACAGGTTCAAACTTTGCAACTGGTGATTTAGTACCACAATATACTAAAGTTGCTGCAAACGGTACAGATATTACATTTGTATATAATGTTGCTTCTACTGATTTAGGTGCAGCTGCTCCTACAGTAGTATTGTATAACCAACAACCAGTTTCTGAACACAGAGGTGATTTCGAAGATGCTGATGGTGCAGGTTATCCAAACAACCAATCAAACACTACATTAGCGATCCCATCTATCGATGTAAAAATGAAATCTGAAGCAATTGTTGCTAAAACTAGAAAGTTAAAAGCACAATGGACTCCAGAATTTGCTCAAGATTTAAATGCTTACCAAGCACTAGATGCTGAAGCAGAATTAACATCTATCATGAGTGAATATATTTCATTAGAAATTGATTTAGAGATCCTAGATATGTTGATCCAAGACGCATCAGCTGCTGATGAGTACTGGAATGCACAAAACAACCAGTCATTAAATGCTGCTGGTACAGGATATGACAACTTAAATTTCTTTAATACTCAAGGACAATGGTTCCAAACATTAGGAACTAAAATGCAAAAAGTATCTAACAAAATTCACCAAAAGACTCTTAGAGGTGGTGCTAATTTCTGTGTGATATCTCCTTCAGTTGCTACTATCATTGAATCAATCCCAGGATTTGCTTCAAACGCTGATGGTGATGCTTCAAAAGGTAAATTTGCATTCGGTATCCAGAAAATGGGACAAATGAACAGCAGATATGATGTTTATAAAAACCCATACATGACCGAAGGTACAATCCTTATGGGATATAGAGGTAACCAGTTCCTAGAAACAGGTGCTGTATTTGCTCCTTACATTCCATTGATCATGACTCCACTAGTATACGATCCAGACACTTTCACACCAAGAAAAGGTCTATTAACGAGATATGCTAAGAAGATGATCAGACCAGAATTCTACGGTAGAGTATTTGTTAGCGGATTAGCTTCTGTATAATAAGTAATTTCCATAAATTCAAAATTAAGCCTGGCTTTTTAGTCAGGCTTTTTTTTATTTTACTTTATTTTTATAATATTTATAACTAAAACCATGGCCGATTTCACCCTTTTAATAAGAGAACGAGTATTACTTGAAGGTACCGAAAGAGGTACTGACTATAACCTATCGATTAAAAATATTGAAAATATAGATAATCGTATAGTAACAGTTCCCTCTGGAAGCGCAACCACAATATTCAAATATGATGAATTACCAGGAGCAGGTACATTCAAAACCGGAAGTTTTAAATATGGTAGGATTTCAAACTACTCAGAAACAGTTCCTTTAAATTTACAAGTTTCATCTTCCTCAGAACTATTAAATTTTTCAATAGATCCAAAAGGCACATTTATGCTCTCAACAAGTGAAATAACAGGCAGTTTAACTAATACATTTTCATACGATAACATAATGGCAGTATCAGTTGAACCATCAGGTAGTTCTGCTAAAGTAGAATATTTTATAGCAACAACTTAATTAACGTATTATGAACATACCAATTTGGACAGGAACATCAACATTTGCTGCAGGTCAAACCCCATTTGGCTTTTATGACCATCAAATAGATTTTATAGCAGACACAGACAAAGTAGCCGATTTTTGTGCTAGAAGGTTAGGTTATCCTTTAGCTGATGTAGAACTCCAATCTGGTTCATTTTATACAGCTTTTGAAGAAGCAATCACAACATACGGAAACGAATTATACGCTTACAAAGTAAGAGAAAACTATCTATCATTAGCAGGTTCAGATTCCACAGTAACAGCTAATGGACAACTTATAACACCTAATCTAGCGGGCATAGTTAGATTATCAGAACAATATGGTGTAGAAGCAGGAGTTGGAGGTAATGTAACTTGGTATACAGGTTCCCTTAAATTAACCAACTACCAACAAAATTATGACATGAATGCCTGGGCTGATCAGTATGCAAATTTAAAAGCAAATGATTCAATAGAAATTAAAAGAATATTTTATGAAGCACCCCCAGCAATAACAAGATATTTTGATCCTTACGCAGGTACAGGAACAGGAATGATAGATTTAATGGATTCATTTGGTTGGGGTAGTTACTCACCTGCAATTAACTTCTTAATGATGCCTATTAATTATGATTTACAAGTAATACAGGCTATAGAGTTAAATGATACTATTAGAAGATCCAATTATTCATTTGAATTAATAAATAATAAATTAAGAATATTCCCTATTCCAACGGGGGGAGGAAATATAAGGTTTGAATATATTAAAAAATCTGAAAGAAATAATCCTTATAGTAATGGTACAAATGAAGTAACAAATGTAGCAGAAGTACCATTTGAAAATCCTAATTATGATAAAATTAATTCAATAGGTAGGCAATGGATATTTGAATATACACTAGCCATTTGTAAAGAAATGTTAGGATATATTAGAGGAAAATACTCCACAGTACCAATTCCTGATGCTGAGGTAACACTAAACCAAGCAGATTTATTATCATCAGCTACATCAGATAAAAACGCATTAATAGAAAAATTAAGAACATATTTTGATGATACATCAAGAGATAAGCTTTTAGAAAGAAAAGCAAACGAGAATGATTTTTTACAAAAGGAGTTAAATAAAGTTCCTTTTACAATTTTTATAGGATAAGATGGCTTTATACGGGGGTCAAAGAGATATAAGCCTATTTAGGCATGTTAATAGGGAATTAATAGGAAATGTTATCTCCCAACAATGCGCTTACTACAAATATAAAATAGCTGAGACAAAAACTAATTTATATGGTGAAGCTGCAGGGGCTAAATATTATTACCCCCCAGTATTATTAGCATGTTTAATTGCTCATCAGCCACAAGCATACCCAGATGATGAGCTTGGTGTACGATATTATAGAAATGTTGATTTCAAGTTTTTACGCGATGATTTATTGCAAAGAAACCTTGATTTTAATAAGGATTATGACCAAGCAGATTATTTTGGAGCTGATTTAGTTCCTGAAGTAGGAGATATAATATATTACTATGGAGGTTATTATGAAGTGGATGATGTAATTGGTAACCAATACTTTGTAGGTAAAGACCCAGATTACGGATATGAAGTAAACCCAATCAATCCTAGATTAGAAGATTTTGGTAGAGATTTTTCAATAATATGTAAAACTCACTACACCCCAGCAGACAAAGTACAAATAGAGAAAGGAAGAATTAATGGCTAAAAATTATTATAGAAAACCTATCCCAAAAACACAGAAGGAAATATCCAAGGGCTTACAAACCCCCCATGATCCTAAAATGGGTAATCCTAATGATGCTGCAGAACAAGGACAATTCTCACCTGATAATCAAGCTAATATCCCTATAAATAGGTCTACTAAAATGTCATTTAAGGATGACACCACAAAACCTTTTTCAGTTGGTATAAAAGATATTGATGAATCTATAATGTATTATTTCAATGAGGTAATCAAACCCTCAGTAATACAAAATGGAGAGAGGATAGCAGTTCCTATTATATATGGTTCACCTGAAAGATGGAAATCAATCCAAAAAGACGCATATTATAGAGATAAAAAAGGTGCTATAATGATGCCTATCTTAATGTTTAAAAGAGATTCAATTGAAAAAAATAGATCCTTAACTAACAAGTTGGATTCAAACGACCCAAATCTTTATACTTCATGGCAAAAAACCTATAATGAAAAAAATTTTTATAGTAATTTTGGATTACTAAATAATAGAGTACCTACAAAACAATTCATAGCAAATGTAGTACCTGATTATGTTAATTTAACATATAGCTGTATCATTCAAACTTACTATGTAGAACAATTAAATAAAATTATTGAGGCTATAAATTATGCTTCTGATTCATATTGGGGTAATCCTGAAAGATTCAAATTTAGAGCAAGAATAGATAGTTTTACAACAGTAACAGAATTACAACAAAGTCAAGAAAGACTAGTAAAAGGTACATTTCAAATAAAAATGTATGGTTATATAGTACCTGATATTATCCAAAAGGATATGACAGCTATTAAAAAATATAATGAAAAATCCAAAATTACATTTGGTATAGAAACAGATTCAACTTCTCAAAGATACGAAGCAGATCCTACTACAACACCTGATGGTAGAAGTGCCCAAGATCAAGAGGGAATAACTAGATTTGGGGTTTCTCCTACAAGTTTTTCAATACCCCCCACAACTCCTCAAAATATAATTTTAAGTGATTTACCAACTACGGACCCAGGAATAGCAGGTGTATTGTGGAATGATGGAGGTACACCAAAAGTATCAACAGGTTAATATTTATAATAGTAAAAAGAATTAAATGAGTAAAGTAAGATTTGTAGATAGTAGTATAACAATAAGTCCAGGTTCAGGAGGAACATCCCATTCAGCCATATCTGCAAGTTATGCCTTATCGGCTTCATATGCGGATTATGCAGTTTCAGCTTCACATGAAATAGTAAAAGAAGTATCATCATCTTATGCAGATACTGCTTCTTATGCTATTACTGCTTCATATGCCTTAAATGGAGGAGGAGGAAGTGGAATATTTACAGAAACAGGTTCTTTTTATGCCACTACAAATAACTTACAAGTAACAGGGTCATTAAAAACTTCTAAACCCATAGATACCTCGGGGTATGTGCTTGTAAAACATAATGGGGCTTTAGTATCAAATGGAACAGCAGCTTTATTTTTAGGTACCACTAATCAGGGTATGGACCTTGCTAGATTAAATGATTCTAGTTTAGTATTAGGTGGAGTTACTCAAAATTACGGATGGAGAATATTTGGTATAAAACATGGATTAAATGGTAATACTTATACAACTGAAATAGATAATCTTATAGCAACAGGATCCATGAATGTATCAGGTTCAATAGATATTTCATTAAAATCAGGTTCAGCATTTACTATTACTGAAGATGATGTAGATCAAGAAAATAGATTAACTTTTGAATACGAAAATGGTGATCCTACTTTAATTATAGCGGGCAGAAGTGCTGAAAGTTCACTCCATTTAAAATATAACTTATCAGGAGAAGGTTTAAAATTAACTAATCAAGGACTTATAACAAGACAAGTTTCTGGAGTTGAATATGGGTTAAGATTATCTACAACTTGCTTTCAACCCGAAACTGGAAATCAATTAGATTTAGGATATTACAATGATAGATGGAAAACCCTTTATCTCTACACAGGTAACAAAATAAGCTGGGGTACTACAACAAACACTGATCTAGCATCTATAAGACATACAGCAGGTACAAACAAATTAACTATAACAGGTTCATCAGATGTAACATTAGATGTAAAAGGTGATATAATACAGACAGGTTCATTTTTATTATCAGGCTCAGTAGATATAGCTATCCCTTCGGGTTCGGCATTTACTGTAACAGAAACAGATAAAGACCAAAAAGGTAGGTTAGATTTTTTCTTTGATGATGGTGATCCAACATTAGAAATAGAAGGTAGATCCTCAACTTCAAAAATTATATTATCTAATAATGAGGGGATAAGTAATAACCTTAGAATCCAAAGTGATGGTCAAGTGTATACCAGTGGTCCTTATAATGAATACACAGGAAGTATTAAATTTAAACCAGATGGAATAGAAGCAATAACAACAGGTACTAATTCTTCACCTTTTATAGGTTCTAGTACTAGACCTTTCTATAAGTATTATCTAGCTCAAGTTGGGGGTCAACTTTTATCTCAAGGTTCATATTCGAAACAACAATTTTTATTAAACTCTTCAGCAACAGGAGTTCAAAGAAATGATGGCTTATATAACCAATCTTCAGGTATAAGAATTGTAGTATCAGGTTCAGCAGTTTCTGGTGGTGATGGCTACCTAAGGAACCCAAATAATGTATATTTCCAAATTCAAGATGATAGTACAGGAACAGGAAATAATGCTTCAATACCTTTTAGAGTAGGTAAATCTGGATCTTTAGCAATTAACTTAAATCAAAGTAAAGGATTTGGGTTCACACAATATTATACAGCATCTGCAATGGTTCATGTTGAAGCAGAACCAAATTATGATTTAAATTTATTTCAAGGTAATGACGTAAGTGGAAATAGAGTATTTTATGTAGATGGGACTGGAGAAGTAAGTGCAAGTGGAGATTTATATGTAAGAGATGGTAGATTCTCAAGAGATGGAGGAGCAGCTGAAGTAGAAATTATAGCGAGTGAAGTAGCAGGTGGTATAATAGGTACACATACAAGTGATAACTTATTATTTAGAAGATTTAATATACCTAAATTTACTATTTCAGAATCAAGAAATTTTTCACATCAAAAATTAGATGTACAAGGTGATATAAGTTCAAGTGCAACCATAACAGGGATAACGGGTTCATTCCAAAGAGTATCATTTCTTCCAAATCTTGAAGAATATATAGAGTATAATGATTCTGTAGGAGGAATGCTTATAAGAACAGCTGATGAAGCTGAAATTATAGGAACTGATCAATGGGATATAAATGCTTCTGCTGGTGCTTCTGCTAGTATAAATAGTGATATAGAATTAACCCCCGAAGCATCAGGCCAAGTTATAGTTAATGGAAATATAAGTGCAAGTGGATTTATTTCTTCTTCATTTTTTGTAGGTGATGGTTCACAATTAACAAACTTACCAACCCAAGACCCATTCCCATATGTAGGAGATGCTATAATAACAGGATCATTACTAATATCAGGTTCAGGACAAGCTTTTAGAATGGACTCTGATGATGTAGTATTAGGACATTTAGCAGGTCAAGATTTAGATAATAATGTTTCTTATAATGTATTAATAGGTAGAGAAGCAGGATTAAATATTACAACAGGTGATTATAATGTTCATATAGGACATCAAGCTAAAAAAGCAGGAACTACAGGTACTTATAATGTATCAGTAGGTTCAAAAGCATTATATGGGATTACTGGAAACTATAATGTTGCATTAGGTTACCAATCAGGATATACCGCAGCTACAACAGGTACCGGAGAACATAATACCTTATTAGGAGCAGAATCAGGTAGAAATTTAACAAATGGAACAGGTAATGTATATGTTGGATACCAAGCAGGGTTTAATGGTACCAATTCCACAGGAAATATCATAATAGGATCAGGTAGTTTAGGTACAGGCACATTTAATGTTTCTATAGATAATCAACTTAGAATAGGACATGGAAGTAATCATATAATTTCTGGTTCATTAGAAACAGGAGAACTATTGCTAAAAACTGTTACACTTTCAGGTTCACTCTTAAACACAGGTACAGTTTCGTTAACTTCAGCAGATTCACCTTACACAATAACAGGAACACAACAATTTGTACTAATTGATCCTTCAGGAGGAGATGTTACAATAAATATGCCAGATGCAGCTACATACCCAGGTAGAGAAATAAGATTTAAATTAACACAAGCTGCGGGAATTAATACAGTAACTCTTCAAAGACAAGGAGCTGATACTATAGATGGAGCTACTACATATACAGATTTAGACATACAATATGAATCAATTTCTACTGTCAGTGATGGTAGTACAGGTTGGTTTATCTTCTAATATTTATAATAGATGTACCACCCAAACCAAATAAAAGAAGAAACACGAGTAATTTTTCAAGATAGGGCTATAGACTTTAGAATCCTAGATAAAGACCTTACGGATCATCAAGATTTATATAATCAAATTAAACATACTGGAGGATTACTCAATCTAAAACCAGGAAAAAAACTCCACATAAGATTATATACTAGTACAGCAGGTATAAAAATAGATGGATACAATTTAGATGTGGTTAACCAATATTTCCTCTCAGGTGAAACCCCATTTGTAATTTTAGAAAACTCAGGAAAATTTGCACCAGGAAATGTAAATTACCTTACATTTGAATGTATTCAAATTACTACTCAAATGGGTAATGCTTCTATTGAAATTAAAGTAACAATAAATGTGCTCCAAGAAAAAGCCTTAGGACATACTTCAGGTATGGCTGATTGGGCTCCAAACACATATTATGATGTAAATGATGACATAATTGGTCCAGATAAGAGGTTATATAACTGCACAGAAGCCCACACTTCTACAGTAAGTTTTGATGTAGATAAATGGGAAAGGCAAGGTAGTCTTGACCAAACTGATTTGGATGATTTCGAAGAAGGACTTCAGGGATTTATTGATGAATTGGCATAAAATTCTGCATATTACTCTAACATAACATCTAAAACTTGTTGTGGATTTCTTTATAAATTTTTGCATTTTTCTGTTTCTTTTTAATATTTATAACCGTACCCCCATTAAGGGGATACCCAATCAAATTACACAATTCTGTGTAATTAGTTCCCACATTAAGTTACGTATTTATTAACAATTATATAAACTATAAATTTAAAAACATGAGTAGTATAACTAAACAAATAGGTCAGGCTTTTAGAAGCTTAGCCGCAGCTGAAGATGTTAATATCTTTAACAGACACTCAAACTCTTCTGGAGAAAGAGGTGCACAAGATGAAAGTGTAAATACTAACATTTCAGAAGGAAAAGCAAAAGATGAAGGTCAAATGAATACTTTTAGAGATGATACAATAGCATTATCTACATCATTAAAAGAAACACACATCCAACAATTATTAGATGAGGTAGTAAATGAAGCAGAAGGTGGTATTATTGCCCTTGCAGCTAAATTTGCAGCTGAAGAAGGTGATATGGTAGCAGCATTGGACGGAGTTCAAGTTGAAGAAGATGATTCATGGACTGCAACATTGAATGCCCAAGGTGATTTTTCATCATTTGAAGGAGCATTTGATTCAGCAGTTTCTGGAGAAGAAGCATAATAGCAACCTTTATCCTAAACATAATTTAATAACAACTTAAAAAATAATAAAAATGGCAATATTACAACAAATAGGTCAACACTTTGGTACAATCTATAAAACCCAAAGAGACATGGATGCAGCTAAAATATCAATAGAAACAGCACAAGCAAATGAATCGATAGCAGAAACTGATAATAACAGAGTTTCAGCTAAAGGAGATTTAGCTGCAGCATTAGACGCAACTAAAGAAGCAGTAACGAGTGCAGTTGATGCTGATAAACAAGCAGTAGCTGCAAAGGTGGAAGAAATCAGAAACCTAGTAACTGAAAATGATATAATAGACACATTTCCAGAGTTAACAGCTGATATGAATGGGGCTAGTGAAGACGTAAGTAAGAAGATCAAACAAATTGAAAAGCATTTTGAAGGAAAAACTGCTCAAGCTTATGCTGATCTAGGATTAAACACTACTTTCTTATCTGCAATGGCAGATTATGAAGGTAACTTAACTAATGAATTAGCACTTTACGGTGAAGAATTTATTGTAGAAGGAATGAAACAAGCAAAAATCATTGAAGAATAATCAGTTAAAGAATCCAAATTCAATTTAACAATTTAATAAATAATTTAAAAAATAATAAAAAATGGCACAATTAGATCAAATAGCTCAAAAAGTAGGTGAAGCTTGGGTAGCGGCATCTGCGGCTAGTAGCGCAGCATGGAAACTGCAAAAAGACACAATGGTAGACTCATATGCAGCTATCGACATACAATGGAATTCTGATAGAGAAGCACACAACACTGAATATGAAGGGTTTAAGTCTGATACTTCAGATGAAATGAGTGGCAACACAGCTTCATTTTTAGGTGAATTAGCAGACCTTAAGGCAAATGTAGACCAAGATAAAGTTGACTCACTTTCAGAGTTCGCAGCTGTACTTGCAGCATGGGAAACAGAAAATGATGAAAAATTAGCTGAAACTCTTGAAACTATTCAAAGCGACAGAGCTGAATATGTAGCACACGTTGGTACTTATGAAGAATATACAGAAGGATATGAAGTAAGAGAAGCAGTAGCAAAATTTGGAATGGAAGATGATTTTGTTCCACCTATGGCAGAAGAAGCAGGAGAATAATATTCTAAATTCAATATAAAATGATTAAATAGTTTTTAAACTATACAATAATCAAATAGGGGAACTTCGGTTCCCCTTTTCTTTATTTTCTCTATAATATTTATATTATATAAATTAATAATGTTTTTGACAAACCAGTCATATGAGTATATTATCGGATGTAGGAGCCTATATGGGTCAAAAAATGCGAGAACTAAGAGAATCCTTAGAAGCAAAAATTGATACTAAAATAAGCTCTCAAACAGATCAAGACATAGAAATAACAGACACTACTAAAGGGATTATATTAAAATCTCCTTCAGGAAAAAGGTATAGGGTTACTATAGATGATGATGGAGAATTTGTTAAAGAAGAAATTATAGAATAGCTTTGGGAGAGGTTTTCTCTTTAAAAAAGATAATATACTCACCTCTCTCTTAGTTATTCGAAAAAAAATTGGATTTTTTTATTTTTTTATTTATTTTGACATAAACATTTAATATTTATAAACATGGAAAAAACAGTTTTATCACAAGAAGAGCTAAATAGTTTAGCTACGTTACAACAACAACAAGATAATTTCATAGTTCAACTAGGACAAGTTGAATATCAAATTAGTACTTTAGAAAGAACAAAAAATATTATTAGAAAAAACATAGAGAGTTTTGAAAAACAGCAGATCGAATTAGGCGACCAACTAAAACAAAAGTACGGAGAAGGTACTATAAATTTAGAAAGTGGAGAATTTGTTAAATCCTAACTGCGTTTTTAAAAAACTCTACAATATTTATAAACAAAATTAATTTTGTAGAAAATGGCAGAAACTTTATTATCCCCTGGTGTATTAGCTCGAGAAAATGACAATTCATTTCTCCAAGCACAACCTATCCAAGCAGGTGCAGCTATCTTAGGTCCCACAGTTAAAGGACCAGTTGGAATCCCAACAATAGTTACCACATATTCAGACTATAAAAACGTATTTGGTGCCGTAATAGAGAGTGGAAGTGATGAATACACTTACTTCACCTCAGTTGCAGCCTATAATTATTTCCAACAAGGAGGTGATTCATTATTAGTAACAAGAGTAGTAAGTGGTTCTTATACTGAAGCAACAAGTTCTATAGCAAATGCAGAAGTTGCAGTAGCAGGAACTGCAGCAACTGCAAGTATAGATATTGGAGCTATGGGTTTAGCAAATCAAGATGGTATCAGGCTTGTAACCGCAGGTGGAGCTGTAAACATATTTGTTTCCTCTAGTACAGGTTTACCAGATTACCCAGGTATTAACCTTTATTCTTTCAATGGGGGGATTGCAGGGTTAGTAACTGAAATAAATACTGAAGCTTCAGCTTTCTTTTCAGCTAGTCAAGCTGGTGGAGTATTATCACTAACATCTTCAGTAACTCCAGGAAATGGAACTCAAATATTTACAGGTTCATTTTTCGATTTTATTGGATCTGGAGGAACAAACACAGGAATTACTTTAAGTGGTGGAACAGCAGGAGTAAGCGCTACAGCTCTTGAAATAGAAACTTTATCTGAAGGAACAGCACAAAATAGTGCAGGTTCAGAAGGAGCAGCAGGACAGTTATCAAATGGAACTAAAGAAAATATTAGATGGGAAGTCGTAGGTAATGATGTTACAGCAGGAACTTTTAACTTATTAGTTAGAAGAGGAGATGATATTACCAATTCTAAAACAGTATTGGAAACTTGGACTAACTTATCAATGGATCCTAACGCTTCAAATTATGTAGCTAGAGTAATTGGAGATCAAAAACAAACAGTAGTTGAAGATAATGGTACATATTATGTAAAAGTTGAAGGTACTTATGCTAATGCTTCAAGATATATTAGAATAAAATCAGTTAATTCAAAAACATTAAACTATTTTGATAATGCTGGAAACCCAAAATCACAATATACTTCTTCAATTCCAGTAGCAGCTTCAGGAGCAATGGGAGGTGCAACGGGTACGGCATTTGCTACAGTAACAGGAACATTTAATGAAAATATTGGTGTTACCACACAAGGATTAGTAGCTGAAAATTACGATGAATCAATTGCTTTATTAGCAAATCAAGATGAATACAAATATAATTTAATTGTAGCCCCAGGACTAGTAAAAGAAAATCATTCTTCACAAATTTCATCTATTATTGATAATTCTCAACAAAGAGGAGATAATATTGCAGTAATGGATATGGTAGGATTTGGTGATACAATTACAGGAGTAACTGGCCAGGCAGCAGGGATTGATTCTTCATACGTAGCAACATATTGGCCTTGGGTTCAAACAATTGATCCAGATTTAGGAGATCAAGTTTGGGTACCAGCTTCAGCAATGATCCCAGGAGTATATGCATTTAATGATAATTCAACTGCTGCATGGTTTGCACCTGCAGGTTTAAACAGAGGTGGGTTATCAACAGTAATTAGAGCTGAAAGAAAATTAACCAACGGAAATAGAGATACATTATATCAAGGAAATGTTAACCCAATTGCTACCTTCCCTAATACAGGAGTAGTAGTATTTGGTCAGAAAACACTACAGAAAAGAGCAAGTGCTTTAGATAGAGTAAATGTTAGAAGATTATTAATTACACTTAAATCTTATATTTCTCAAGTAGCAGATAACTTAGTATTTGAACAAAATACAATTGCTACAAGAAATAATTTCTTAAGCCAAGTTAACCCATATTTAGAAAGTGTTCAACAAAGACAAGGTTTATATGCCTTTAAAGTTGTAATGGATGATAGTAACAATACCCCAGATGTTATAGATAGAAATCAAATGGTAGGTCAAATTTATATTCAACCTACTAAAACAGCTGAATTTATTTACCTAGATTTCAACATATTACCAACTGGAGCTACTTTCCCAGCATAAAAACAAAAAAATTAGATATTTATAATTGAAAATAAACAATAAAAAATGGCAGTATTA